ATATTGAACTTACTTGCCGTCATTCCTGAAACTGTCAACGTGTCTCCTGCTGAACTCAAGGTATCTGAACCTGCCTTAGCCCAGACCATCAGTTAGAACCCCATACCTTTATGATTGAATTAGAACCAAAGTTTCCACTGCTGGAATCAAAGTCTATCTCGGTGATTTGTGAGGCTGTGTTAGTCCATTTACCTGCAAACTCAAGTCTCAACGGTGCTGTACCTGCACCTGCCGAACCGTTTTGTACAGAGTGTCCCATTATAAGTTTCTCGTTTGCGGAATTGTTAATTATAAACCAATTTGAAAAGGCATCATCAGTAGGCAATCCAGCGTTGTGCATGTTATCTATTCCCGTCTGATTTACATCTGAACCGTCTGCACCACCGTCAATCGAGTAAAGTCTGGTATAATTCGAACCGGTGTCATTGTTGAAAGTGGTTATAATATCTCCGCCAGTTCCCTCCGAATAGCATTGAATCCACAGGTATTTCTTGGCTGTAATGGTTCCACTGGACAGATTTGTAGACGATCCACTAGCATTTACACTAGCCAATTCTTCCCAGAAGTTGGTTGTATGAGTATCTGATGGATCCCAGCCTAATACAACAAGTTCTGAACCTGATACTATATCTCCTGATGATGAATTGTGCATTGTCAACTGATCTATAACATCTGTTCCTGTCCATTTGAAAGCGTTCTCTGTTCTAGTAGTAGATGTTCCTGCTTCTGCTGTATTTTGATAAACTTCATGTTCTAAAAATAATTTTTCTTTTCCAGATTTATTAGCTGCATAACCAACACCAAAAGCATTTGTAACTATGCTTGTCCATGAGGTAGCTGCTGATGGTTGTGTGTTTGCATCTGTTTCTGTGCCATCATGATTTCTTCTAAAAGAATACTCATTACCTGTTGAACCATTAGCTTTCCATGTAGTAGAGATAGCCGTTCCATTACTTCTACTGTCTAATAAAAACATCAAATATCTCTTGTCTGCTAGACTTGATACATCTATGGAATCTCCTGATGAACCCAAAGTAGTTCTACCTAGTTCCTTCCAGCCACCTGCTACTGCTGGTATGCCTGCTCCTGCGGTTCCGAAATCCGTACTTGTTGCCTGAATCCTTCTGCCTGCTTGATATGTAACGGTCAAGCGATTTGAACCTCGACTGCGGCTCCGTTCTTCCAGATCTTTGTAAATACGCCCTCGTTGTTGGCGTCTATCTTTTTAATGTAAATGTCCCTGTCTCCCACTCCTACCGTTCCAAATGATGATGCGGTACCCGTATAGGTCGTAGTTGTAGTATTTGAGAAGGCATGAACTGCTGATGCTCCACCGCCACCGGATGCCCATGAAAGTCCAGTTGCAGTTGTACTATCTGCGGTGAGTACAAGACCGTTTGCACCTACTCCAAGTCTTGCGTTTCCTGTTGAATAGGTATAGACGTCACCCTTTGTTGTAAGCGGTGATGCATCCACGACTGCCCAAGTGTCGTCTCCCCTAAGGAACGTGGTTGCGTCCTTGGTACCCGTTGCCGTGAGTCCGGTGGTTGCCACCAAGCCAGTACATCCGGTCAAGGTCTTGTTAGTTAAAGTTGCCGTCTGAGAATCATAAACTGCCAGTACGTTATTTAAAGTTGCCTTCTTTGTAACTGGGGTAACTGCCACGTTGTCTACTATCGCTACCAGATCTGCTGCCACTGGGGTAGGTTCGTTAGTTAGTTCAGTTACCTTAACCATGACTTATATTAAAGTCTATAATAAACAGAAGTAATTAGCCAATGACTAGATCCTCAGTTCCCTGCAAAATGGGACCGTCCATGGTTGCGTTTGTTCCAACCAGAACGTTGTTTATATACAGTTTGATGTTTACAGATCCTCTTGTCATTACCACGTGATTCCAAGCGTCCGGAGTGAACGTTCCCACCACGTAAGCGCCCGTATTATATGTTGCCTCAAGTATGGTGGAATCCTCCGTAGTTATTCCCACACCTGCCTCAGTCTCAAACTGTGTCGTCTCGGGATCTCTTGACACTGCACGCAGTTGATTGGGTGCCGTGGCATGGGGATCAACTGACAGACTGAACTCGTTTCCCTTTCCTACAAGGTTCTGCGAGTCTGTATCGCCAGAATCGGTCGCAGGAAGATAGAACCATCCTCCCAGAGACACATAGTCCGTATCCATTCTGGCATGATCTGTTATGGTGATATATGATGAACCGTCAAACGTGGCACCTCCGCCAAACTTGGTGGAACTGTTTGAATATGTCAAAGTACCCGTGGTGGCATGAGACAAATCATACGTGTAAACTGACGACGGTATGCTCTTTCTGAAAGCAGATATTAATCTGTCTCGCGGAGTAAGACCTAGCAGGTTTGCTGCTCCGAAAACCACGGAAGTCGTTCTGAGTTTGACGTTGGATGAGATACATATGCGCTCCTGCAGTCCCTCGTCCTCAGGTTCCTGTGCAGTGATGTCGTGGATCAGAGACAGAATCCTGTTGATGTCCTTGCGTACGGCACCATAGTCAGTCGGTTTAATGTAATCGTTTAGATATGACATGATTATACTGCGTGTATGTCGTCTAAAGTAAGTTTTACGGATGTGGCACCTATGTTAGTTTCCGCATCACCTGCATGCATCTCTAAGGTATATGACACTATGGTAGCCTTTATGTCAAGTCCGGTCTGAATGTCCTGCATACGTATATAAGACGATAGAGGTATTCTGTCATCAGGCATCGTACATACGATGTTCTCATAAACCCTTCTCTCTCTTCCCAGAGTCTCTCCTGCTATCAACAATGCCTGTCTGACGGTCTGTTCCTCAAGATCTGCTCTGATCGGTAGTAGTTTCTCACGCTGCTCGGTCAGGATCTTAGATAAATTTGTATTCTCCACTGACGTATGCAGTCTCTTGGCATCATATACTCTAAAGTTTAACTTGCCTGTAGAGGTAGACCAAGTTATACCGTCTGATGAAACATGGTAATGACTTCCACCTGTCTGATAGTTAACGTTGTATGTATGAGAGGCAGTTCCATATTTGACAAATACTATGTGTAACTTGTCTCCGGGATTGACTTCCAGTTTTGGTGACACGGGTACCTCAAACCACGGGGCAGGTGTGGTGGTTCCAAGGGCTTGCAGAATCTCCTTGGTGATAACTATGGTACGTCTGATGTCGTTGTTGTTAGGCTTTCCCGTACCGTCATCTCCCCTGATCTCAATGGTGGCGTTTGTAGCAGGAGTTCCGGTCTTGGTCATTCTGAAAGCCAGCTTGAAAACGTTGTCTACTAGGGTGGTAAACGGCACGGATACGTACTCGTCATCCACGTTGTCAGAGGCGTTAGGCGTAGACTCTTCCTTGACTCCCAGTGAAGGTGCGAAATGTCCGTAAGCGTGAATCCATGAGTACATGGTATCATATGAAGAGTCGTCCCATGCGAAAGGCGAATCCTTTATATACATTATCTTTCCAGAGTCCCAGTTCTGTGCGTCTATCCCTGCTAGATTATTGGTTATCAGGAATCCTGAATCGTGGTTGATCGGATCCCTTACCACTATGCGTCTGTCTGCGTTGATGTGCCAGTCCGCGTTGGCAGTACCTACCACTCTGGATATGAAACCAGCATACGTGTTGCCCAACTCGTTGATGTTTGCAAGCGATATGTCGGTACACTCGGTACATATTCCTTCGTCACCCGTGGTATGTGTGAACGTGTTGATTGGATTAATGTTATTGTCAAACAGGTGATCCGTGTCATCGAACATGTCCTGAATAAGCTCGTATACCTTGGTTGACGTGTCAGTTGCATCCAGATCGATTCCGTTTGAGGTCTTAGCCTGATTTCTCTTGATCGTGGTGATCTTTGATTTCAATACCTCTCCCCATCCCACGCAGTTCAACTGAATCCTTTGTGACGCGGTTCCCGGTCTTATTACGTTTGCTGACTTTATCTTTCCATAGAACCACCTGACTCTGCCCGTATTGTTCTTTCCCATATATATCTGTACGTCATACTCTCTCTTGATCAGACATTTCTTACGTGCGGACGTGTCTATAAGCACTCCCGCGTTGTCTTCCAGCATCAGGGTTGCATGACCGTATGATCCGTTTGCCTGTGCCGTAAGTGAAAGATCGGTAAGTCTAAAGTCCTGTACGGGGGATGACTGTGTCTTGGAGGTCGTATATGTATATGCAAGCGCTCCGTCATAGTCATATATGTATACCTCTGGTGCGGACTCTGTAGGATCAAAGTTGGGTGTCAAGGTCATAGCGGTGACGTCCCTGATGATGATGCGGCTTGCTGTTCTATGTGTCTCATTCTGTTTTCAAGTTCCCTGTCACCTCTGGTTGACTCGAACCTGATGTCAAACACTGTCTGTTCGGTCATGCCCAGCTTTGCCATGGCATCCTGAGTTATTGCGGTGTTGTTAAAGTTTGTATATTTTCCGTTGTTGGCAAACGACTCAGATATTGCAATAAGTCTTGTCACACTTGGCAGGCTTACGGACGCACTTGCCTGTATGTCTGCCCTTATCTGTCCTTCTGACGAGAGCGACGTCTTGTTCCAGTATAATCTAACAACTCCCTTGCTTCCCGGTGCCACTCTTCTCTCCCACCAGCCTTCGTTAGCGTTAGGATCAAAATCGATTCCTATTGACTGTGTTTTGGCTGCAGCCCTTGTGTTGCTTCTTGCCGCTATCTGCTGAGTTTCCTCATAGTATGCATTGATGAAAGGTATGATTCCACCCGGTCTTCCGCTTGCCATGTTTATATCAAATCTGATTTTTGCATCTATCATCTCCTGTTTGGCTATTTCGTCCGATCCGAACGTTCTTGCCATTGCTGTAGTAGTATCATATTTAGCCCAGTGTACGGGTGATGGTAAATTAGACCTGTATCCCACTCCAAGTTGTTGAGTCACACCAAACACGTTGCCGGCTGCCTTGATTCTGTTACCCAGTCCGGTGTTTGCCATCATATCGTTAAATGCAAGTTCTGCTTTCCATTCAGCCTTTCTAGCCCAGTTTAATCCGCTTACCATTCTAGTCTCAAATACGGCTTTGCCTGATTTCTGATCATATCCTACAATTCTTTTCTCTTCAACGTCCTGTATCTGATACATGGCAGTAGCGGATGTCTGACCGTCACGGTTAATTCCGCCAAAGTTTCTTATCTCTCTTAGCAATTCTGCAGTTCTGCCACCTGTAGCCATGTTTTTTCTTAATGATTTTACGTCAAAGTTCATCGAACCTGCTACAATGTAAGGAATATTTGTTTCAAATTCCATTACGTCTGTTACCCATTTACTGTGAGGTGCATTGAATTTTCCCAGAGACTTTTGCATTGATCCCAGTCTGATGGCATCATGTGTGTTAAGTCTGTCACCTATCACACCAATGTCGACACCCAGTCCTTTCTTAACCAATTCACGGTTTGACAGATCAAAGTCAAATATGGATTCACTATTCATACGATCATGTGCTGACTGATTTTTAGGCATGCCTGCAAAGTCTTTGTTAAGTTGTGCATTGAATTCAGCCGAAGGATCTACCGCTCCGCCCTTTTTGTACACCTTTCTGAATCCGTCAGTCTCGTTGTACATGGTTTCGTATGTTTCTATATACATGAGTTGTGTACCTGATCCGTCAGGGAACATGTCAATAAACGAACGTAACTGTATTTCTTGATCCTTAGGCTGTAAATTATAGAAAGACATTTGCTGTTCAGGAGTGCCTATAGGATCTGCATAGCTGAACTTTGCGGCATTTTTCTTTTCCATGTCTGCGGTTAACTGTCTAACGTTAAACCCACTGTACATGGCTTGCTGATTGCTTGAATAATATTGTTTGCCGTCAAACGGTTTGTGATCATATGATGGCAAGGTCTTATGTTTTTGTATCTCTTCATCAAGTATCTTCTTGTTTGAGGTTGATATTATTACGTCACCGCTGATTGCCTGACCTAACGCGTTCCAAAATGAATCCGGCGTAGGCTCTGCGACTTTTCCATCCGTACCATACATTATATTTGTTGATGCCAAGCGCTTGGAATCCATAAATTCACTTGCCGTTATTCCGGGAATTGACTTGCCGTCACCAATGGAAGACACGTAAGGATCCGTACCGCCAACCGTATTGGAAGACATAAATGCTCCACTGGAACCACCGCTGCCTGCTGATATTCCTGATCCGTTTCCACCGCCTGATCCAAAGTTTGGGCTTCCGACGCCCGGACTAAAACCCGAACCCGAGCCCGAGCCGGAACCTCTGAACTGTTCAGCTACCTGTCTAATTCTGCTAGGATCTCTTGACTGTATTGCGGCTATCTCGTTCATTCTGATATAGTTCTGCATTGGTGTTGACAGGTCATCAAAGGCTTTCTTTTGACTGTTTAATGCGGCTGTCTGCTCGTTGATGGCACCCGTACCGTCTTCTACTCCGGCATTAAAGTCGTTCTGAATACCTAAGAATCCGTTAATGCCATCCTTGAATCCCATAAAATTAGTTTCATATGCCACCAATGCGGCTGATATACCCATTATTAATAATCCTACTGGACCCAATGCAAGATTTAATGCTCTAGTTGCTACTGTGGCTTGTACAGTTGCCACTGTCTGTACTCCTTGTGCTGTCATTAATGTAGTATGACCTAGAGTTGAAGCGGCTAATGATCTACTTGCCGCCCATCTTTCTATAGATCCAAGTCTAGTTGCTACTGTGTTTGCAACGGTTGCGATTTTTCCTCGAACAGTTGCTATGGTCACGCCTTCAAAAGCGGTCTTATATATCATAAGTGATGACACGCCGACGTTCATAAGGTTTGCTGCGAACAACATATATACGTCCGTCACTGCGGCTTCTTCAATCTTTAGTTTGTCTGTCTTAACTGCCAAATCTGCTCTTGCAGTTGCTATCTCCTTTGTAATTAATACGGCATCCCTACCTGCACCGTTTCCGGCTTCCTGTAACTTGGTAAGTTGTTCTGACTTACGGGCTAACAAATCCTGTGCCCTTTGCAATCCTACTGCCGAGGCGGCGGCTCTGTTTTGAACCCTGTCCAAGTTGGAGAATGAAGTGAAAGTCTGTACACCTGCCGTGGACAAGTTGAGCATACCCATACCCATGGTCTGAAAGTTAACTGATGCCTTTACTGCGGACTGACTGGCGGTATTAATGCCAGAGGTGGCTTGTTGCATGCCTTGCTGTACTTGCATACCTGCCTTTTGACCGGCAGTACCGACCTGAGTTAGGTTCTGTTTAAACGTTTGAATCTTACCGTTGGCATCAACTATGTCTATTGTTACCTTAATTTTAGAGTTAACAACCATGAATATTTATCCAATCTTGACGTTTTTAGAAGTAATGAACTTTCCAGTACGTCTACGTCTGGATAACGTACGTTTGAATGACTTGCGTCCGGTCTTGGCACGTTGCATACCGCTGCCTCTTCCCCTTCTGGTGTTACGCTTTGTACCTGTAAGACCTACCGCCTTTGACAGGTTAGAGTTGACGAACTTCTTATGTCCTGTACGCGGCTGTGACGGACTCATACTTTTTGCAAAAAATTTGTTATGTTTAGGTATTAACGCCAGACTAAGATCATGTATGACCTTGTCTACAGCCTTGTCCAATACGGGCTGAAGGAAGTCATTTTTAGGCGATCCAAGTATCTCTACCTTCTGTCTAAAGAATTCCTTGTTGCCTATGAAATAATGCATCGCCTTGGCGTTCTTTGCATATATGACCTGAGGACGCATGCCTTCTACAATTCTGGAATAGGCATCAACCATGTCAGTCTCTATTATTATCTCTTTCAATGACTTTTTGGATATTTGCCAAGAGTCCCTCAACTGACCGTCCTTTACGGGAGACAAGTCCTTACATATCTTTAACAATCCCTGACTAAGCAAATCCACGAATTCACGCTGATAATCGTCACTGTTTCTAATGGAATTTTCCATATCCTTTATCATCTGCCTCCAATTACTGTCAAATGTTATACTAGAAGTCAATCCGCTTCTTCTTGTTGAATCATCTTAACACGAAGTAATTTGTTTAGATAGTCACGACCTTTTTCGTCTATCAGACTTATAGCCTCAGCCATCGTACCATATCCTGCCGACACGTAATTGTTTAACAGTAACAGATCCGAGATCTCAGGAAACGCGTTTAAGGCTTTGTTTCTTTCTTTGTAGTCTCCGACAATTGCTGAGCGTATTGCTTGACCGCTTCTATCGAACTCCAATTTACTAAAAAAATAAGTATTTCCTCACTCAGTTTTGCAAGTTCCGCGACTGTCAATATCTCACACGCATCTTCAAATGACATGGGATTTTCCAGTCCTATGTTTGTTGTCTTGGTATAGAATTCTATATTAATCTCATCTGCCTCTTGCTCTGTTGTCTTAACATCTTGACCGTTCGCAAGTTTGACTAGTTTATTTCTCAGATCATTTACAGGTTTAAACTGTTTTGCCGATACAAATTCTTTAAATTTAAAAGTATTTACAACCTTGTCTCCACGCTTGACCAACAGCTGTCCGTTTATGTAGTCAGTTTCTATCATAAAATAAAAAAGGAATCTAAGGTATTTAAACTATACCTATGTTATAGTTACGCTACCTGCTCTTGCGGTGATGGATTCTCTGAATCCGTCTGCATTGGAAGCAGTTTTTTGTCTGGAATATGAGGTAATTACACAGTCGACAAATGCGAAATCTTTGTTAGGACTAGTTGATATGGAATAGCCTGCTGTTCTTTCGGTCTTTGCCAAGAAATCTGTTTCCAATGTAACTGCTTTAACAAAAGCATCTACTGAGAAGTCGATTCTTCTTGTGCTTGCTTTGCAATAAATGATCTGTGATGTTCCATTCACTGCCTGTACTGCCATGCCTCTGGTTACTGTTGCACTAAATTTACTCTCTGGGTATACCACTGAGTTCCATGTGAACGGATCTGCACCTGCATCAGTATGCGTTAATGTTGCTGCTGATGATTCGGATACGAATGTCGGTGAAGAACTTGCCCAAGGACTTGTAGCGGACGGTAGTGTTATTTGCTTACATGCGAATGTCATAGTTGCCGTCCATATTCCCCTGTCCAGATTGACCGTACAGGAGGTAGGTCTGCAACCATACATGGCTGTGTAATTCTCGACTCCATTAAGATATTCAGAAAACGTCATTGTTAGTGACTCGTCTATTGATCCTGCACCGCCACCTGAAGGTGAAAAGGCATAGTTGATCAATGTAGTATCAGTCAGTTCAAATGATATGCTGAATGAGTAGTTTTCCATTGTCTTAATAGCATCAATAACATCTTCATTACCCAAAACGTCTGTGTCTGAATGTTGTATATCAGGCTGTAAATTTATGTCTGTAACCTTTCCTACTGCGACAAAGGTCGGAGACGTGATTGCCGCACCGTAACTTGCAGGTGTGGTTACTGTATCTCCTTCGCCTTTGTACTGTAGGACTTTTACAAAATCGCGTTTTGTTTGTATATTATGGGCTGCCATTATGATTATTTAATGTTATGAATTGTATAAAGAAGTATTATGTTTTTAATTTGAACCAATTACATTCCAATAAACCCTGTGACGATACCCTTAGATTGGAATCATCATCCGTGCCTATATACTCCCATGTAAGTTCAGTATCTTCAAACGTTTCAATCTCAGAATTCTCAGTACCTACATTCAATACACCGTCTATACCGTCTGATTTTTTTAACCTTGTGGCACCATTAGGTCTTATCTCCCATAGAATACGGTTTATCTCATCTTGAAACAGACCTAATATTGTGGGTGTTTCAGCCCAAACGTCTATCACTACCTCGGTTCTGTAATAATGACTGTCATCCCCTAAAGGCTCATCTTCTGTCATACGTTCGGTGTTGGTGATTGATGTCTTTATTATATTAGGATTGGTCTGAAAGTCCTCTTCTACGTCCATGGAAGGAATATAGGACAGAGGTTCTATGGTAGGGGTAATCGATGACGTGTTTACGGCTGTCCAGTTCTCGGTTATCTGAGCTGCTATTGTTACATCCATAGGCTCTCTTGTACCTACTAGGTGTCTGATAGTTACTGTCAATCCTGTGATACAAATCTAATGTGATAAGATTCGCCTCTTGATGAAGTTGTCTGATCCATGAAATCATCTAGCATCTGCTTGCCCATGATAGTGCGTTGTGACTCTGCCCTAGGATCCCTCTGTTCCTGTAGCATGCCTGCGGCTAACTGATTGGCTATTGATTCAAACTTTATGGGTTTATCGTCCCCCGTAAGTTCCACTCTTATGTTAAGTTTACCGTTAATGAAATCCGTTGCTGACTGTAACGCTGACGTTACTCCTGCAGGCGTTACCGCTTTCGCCGTACCATAGACCAGAGTCTCGACCGTTGAAGCAGTACCATACACCATGGTATTATATTATACTGTACAATAAACAGAAGTAATCGCATCAACTAGTTAAGATCATCCCTAAAGTCATACATCCTGTAAATTACCTTGCGCCATTTCAATCCAAACCTGCGCCATGTCTGCAGATAGTATATCTGATTGTCTATCTCCTTGTCGTTTAGTTTCTGGACTGACTTGTCAATAGCCTCGGTACGATTATGCACGGCTGCCGTATGCCATGCCAAGACCTTGCCTTTCCTGTTACCACTGGCATCATTCACTGTAAGTTCAGTCCTTCTGGTATGGTCATATGAGTACAGCAGCACGTGTCCCAGTCCGTGACTCATCATTATCAGGTTTGATGCGAATCTCATGTCGTCATTGTTGTCCAGTATGAACAGATCTATGACAAACTGACCTACCTTCTCATGAGGTATGAGATCTGACAGGTTTCCGGTGTCTCCGGTTCTCCAGTCATACTCGCCATACATCTTCTTATACATGGTCGTAGGAAAAAATCTTACCTTGAATCTCATAGCCCTGCTTAGTGCATAGTCTCTTGTAACCTCGTTCTCTATGTGACCTATATGGTCTTCCATCCACTTATACATGATCTTGACATACCTTCGTTTTTCCGTCCACCCTATGTTCTCAAAGCCATGAAACTTTATGTCCATTTCTTGTCACCGTCGCTGTCCTCGTATCTTTTCTTGACCTCGCACCACTGACACCATGAGCTAAAGCTTGGATTTGCACACATGTCACACTGATGAAGATCCCTGAGATATTCCTTGCCTGAGAATGACTTTTTCAGCCCGTTTATAAAGTTAGTAAAAAAATGCAAGACGTTATCCTGCATACTCGTCATTATCTTCGCCAACAATAACTCTACCCTCGTCCTGAATTCGATTACCATTCAGTTTTGTAAATTTACCTTTAAGTGTAGATGTCTTGTATGGTTTTTTCTGTGTCTCAATTACAGCAAGTTCCTTGTCATCCAGTTTGAGCAGTTTCTTCTTTTGATCTTCAAGTTTTTTCTTCTCTGCCAGATACTCTATGGTCTTGATTGTAAGTCGTTGATAGTTGACTTCGAGATAATTTAGTTCCTTGTTTATCTGTGCTACAGTTAGTTGTACCATGAATAAAAAAGAGTAGATGAGGTATATAAACAGTTATTATACCTTATCTGGTGGGTTTGAACTTATACGTCTGCCTAATCCAAGTACAGCAAACGAGGCTAATACCCCTGCTATAACGATCAGTTTGACATCGTTCCATAGTGCCTTGCCCTCAGTAGAATCGAATCCATAGGATATAGCACCTATGCTTACGTATCCAACTGCGCCAAAGACTAAGATTGAAACCAAGACTATTTGGATTTTACCAATGGTCCCGTCGTCTATTCTTAAACTCATGTAAGATATGTATATTGTAAGACTATATAAGTATTATCATTGTATTGAAATATATATTGCTATAACCATGCCTACGGAAGCAATAATGCTAAATATTCTTTCCCAGCCCCATTTATTCTTATTAGACGTATTGTCCCTAAACTCTTGCTGTACCTTGTGATATTCTTCCTGTTTTGTGATTCTATTGCATAGATCTGATATCTTTGTATCCATTACGTCAAGTTTGTCAAAAATACGCTGCAACAGGATATCTTCCATATGTTATAATATATAAGTGTATCTAAAGAAAGTATATTATACAGTTAAATAAAAAGGGAGGGTTAGTCCTCTGAATGATTTTTGTAAAAGTTGTGATCATCTTTCCACTCGTTTGCGATTGGTTCGGCGATCATCTCCTGTACCTTCTTGTCCTCAGCGGTTGCCTGTCTGTCGCCATACTCGTTCATGAAATTCATATAGTCATCCAAGACTTGTGACTCATAACTGATCTTTCCGTCAGTACCGAATCGTATCTCGTTTTGACGTTTGATTTCAGACTCGTCTATGCCGTTATACAGCATGTTACAGCCGAACTGTTTCTTGTACTGTTGACTGTGTGCGTTGCTGTCACATATTAGACTCTTGTTGATTCCACTGTCTGTTGCAACCAGACTGTCATAGTTAACGGCTTGTATGTCAGATGTGAACTTGTCATTCAGTGAGTACTGTTTGCTACCAAAGTCAAAGTTCTGATAACCTACACCGAGTTTATAGATTTCTTGCTGTGCTTGACACTCTTCTATTGCCATAGCAAGTTCTCCCAAGACTCCTTCATACTTTACGTTGTTGACTGACCACAGTTGAAAGTCTGAGACTTCAAACTCTCTTGCGGTTTGGAAGTGTTGAGTTCTTTCATCCATGCCCTGTTCGCATGTGTTCAACTCTTTGAGCAGGTTCATTAGAACTGAGTCTCTTGCAGTTGCGATACCCCTGTCGAGTTTCTCCTCAATCTCTTGAATTGTCCTCTCGTTAGGTGTGAGTTTTGCCTTCTCTACTGCAATCTCTGCCATGGCTTCTTCCGTAAGTCTTGCAAGTTCTCTGTCATAAGTTTGTTCTGAAAGCATGCTTTTGAATTCTTTCAAGTCCTCAATGGTGAAGACATCTCTTACTCCTTGCCAAACGCATTGGTATTCTACTGCGATCTCATCAAACGTACAGCTTTGACCATGTGATTCAAATGGTACCTGTACGACTGACTCTTCCGCGTATGCCGTTCCTGCAGTTAGTACTGCTGTAACGACTAGTGCTAGTATCGTGTTATTCATATAGATATACACATGTGGCACAATATAAACCTATTGAAAATAAAAAAAGTTTTGATTAGCGTGACTAATCGTTTTTACTTGAAAGAATTACGTAAGATGTTGCATCTAAGACTACTGCATTGACTCTGTGTGTTGCAACAATGTCAACGGATTGTCTTACGATGTTCTTACCAAACTCTAGTTCGATATCTCTACCTACTGCAAGACCAAATGACTTACCTTTCATGAAACAGATATTTCTAGCTGAGTTATTAAGGTCTGTTTTAATAGAGTTGGTGACGAATATCTCAATACCGAAGTACAGATTGATTCTACCTTGTCTACTAATTTCAGGTGAACTGTTTTGGATAAAGTTAACTATAACTGTATCTTGGATCAGTTCTTTTTGTGCTTTTGGTGTAAGAGCAATAACTGCGGAACCGTTCTCTGGATCATGTCCTTGGGATTGAAGTCTAACTTTTGCGGCTTCAATACCTGCGGCTTTCATGACACCGGTAGCGTCTTCTGCGGCATTGTCTGCAACTAATGCACCATCATTTGCGTTTAAGTGGTTTGCACCAAAGTCAACGGATGTTGATGCGGCGATAGTTGACAAAGTAATTGTAACTTCGTCTTCTAATGCTCTAGTTCTTGCTGTTTCTCGGATTTTCTCCAACAAGTCTTTAGGATATTTCTCGACCTCTGCTTTTAGGACGTTCTGTCTGAAACCTCTAACAGTGTTTGCAGTTACTTCGATTGAGGTAAGTGCGTGGGTTGCAGGTGTAATATCTGTGGAGACATGCTCGGTGATTGTTCCAAATGCAGGGATGTCAAGAGTATAGAATCTTACTGTATCATATCCTTGTGGGATAACTTTAACTTGTACCCATGGTCTGATGGTCTTTACTAAGATTCCACCGGGAAGGATTACAATTTGTTGTCCTACGTCTACTCCCGGAATAGTACCACTAGTGGTTACTGCTTCTGAGAATTGACTTGGTTTGAATACAGAGTGTTTCTCTAAGAATTCTTCTTTATCAATTTTAATGGAAACTTGTTCTCCTGCGAGGACTTTTTCCATCAAAGTGACTTGCTCATCTACTTGTGCTTCTTCCCATTGTTTAGGATTTACGCTTTCAGTGAGTTCGGATTTCTTTGCTTCGGTTGCTTCAAATGATTTCTCAATTTTGGCTGTTTCCTCGGCTACTCTTTTCTCGACTAAATCTGCTATAGATTTTTCAAGTGCTTCTTGTTTTGCAAGATCTTCTGCTTCGTCTTTTGCTTTTTGAGCGGCTTTACATTTAAAGTCGTCGTCTGCACATTTGTCTGCTTCTGCTTTAGCGGTTGCTTCTGCGGTTGCTGTTTCCTCTTGTTTTTTGAGGTGTGCGTCGATACGGGCTGTAACGGCTGCGTCTACTTTTGCATCAAATTCTGCATTTAGGTCTTGTTCTACTTTTTCACTTGTCATTACTTTAATATCTTGAACCTCAGTACTATTAGAAGTAATTTTGCATTCCGTTGCGAATAATTCCACGTTATGCTTGCCACATTTTGATTCCGCTATGGTCAATGACACCTCCGGTATTCCCGGATTCTCTCCCAACAGAATTGACATCTCATTGAACGATACATCTATGGGCGTGCTCATACAGTCTCCACCGTCAGGGTGACAGATCGTTGATTCCTCGTTTGCTGACAGACCAAGGGATACCTTTACGTCATCTCCTGAATCTATAAGGGCTTGAACCTGTGATTCCACCATTCCATTGTTAATTGTCGCCTGATAATTCAAATGTTCCTTTTCTTGGTCCCAAATTAGTAATGACTCACCGATTACGCCTGAATCGGTCTTGTCGTGATTAAGTCTTAGTTTTACAACCTTGTCATGTCCCTTTGCAAGTTCGGAAGCGAAATAGAAATTGCCGTTAAGTGACTTTCTAGGCATGGCTAGAGTACCCTCTACTTTTAACATGATTTATATTAAACTATGTAATAAACAGAAGTAATCAGATGTCAAGCAACAGCAGTTGGTTTACTACCCTGTGTGATTTGAAAAATTTATTCAGTTTCAACTCAACGTTGTTAAGTTTGCCCTTTATCATGATCTCTCCGTCAGTAACAACGGATGATTTTACAGACTGAACCACCTCACGTAGGATCTTGGATGACGTGGATATGCTGTCGGGATATGATATTCTGGACTCAATTTTTGATTGAAATCCAGTCAGTATTTTACTCTCTGCTTTTATATATACAGGTATGATCAGACCTGACGAAACCTTGAACGAGGCATGTGCCTCCATTAACTGCTTAGGTAACTTTTTGAATCTTCTTTTGGACACTCCGCCGGTCGGTATGAATCTTGTATTGAATATAGCCTTGTTAAACAGCGTGGAATTGAATATTGTCATCTATCCGACCTGAACTTCTACAATGGATCCGTTCTTTTTTATCTTGATAAAAAGACCTTGATTGTTGTCGTCTATTGTCTTTACATACATGGTACCGGTACCCGAACTTGGATCGGACGGAGCGCTTGACTGAACTGTCCAGTCCTGTGTGGTATGTGCGCCACCACCTGCGCCATCTATAGCGGCTTGTAATCCGTCGGTATGTGCAATAGTAAGATCACCATTCGTTATGGTTGCCTGTTTGGAATCTATAGCGGCTTGCAATCCTGACGTCTTTGCTATGCTCAGAGTTGAGTCATCTATAACGTGATCGTCATTCCATTCTGCCTTGTTGACCTCTGCACCTGCTTCGTCTGTGGCGGTTGCTACTGTACTGTGTCTGATAACCATTACCCAATAACCACCCTGAATTTGATCTTAGAGTCCTTAAGAGATTCAGTACGGTCTTTATTTGGGGAGAATTCTAAAACTATCTTGCCTTCTTCTTTTACGCCCAGTTTGCTGGTAAATTCTACAATCTTCAAGCCTACATCCTCTACAGTGGCATCCAAGAGTTCTACTTTGTCTGCAAAGTCATTCTTCATTACCAATTCAAGTCTGTTAGTGGTGCCCAGTTCAGTTACACCCAGATTTACCAGATCTATCTCCACACCCTCTTTATAAAATCTAATCATTGTTACCTTCTCCTATAGTATCGCTTAACTTGTCCAATATTGCCATTTTCTTACTTCTCAACACAGATTCCTCATTTACCTTTATAAACTCACGTTGTTCCTTGACATCCAACTGTTCCTGCAGTTTTAATCTTATTTCTTTCTTGGTCATTTTAACGTCGTCAAGTATCTCCTGTAATACCCTATTCTTTTCCTCATGATAAGATGTATTATTTGTTATTGACTCTGTAGGTCTAGGTTCAGGTACCTCAGGTTCCTTGTTCTGTCCTCCCATCTTGTCGGTAGGAGTGACTGAGGTGATAGGCAAGGTGTCTTCCATGTCGGTCATGTCTATCTTTACGTCGGTGTTTTCTGCAAGATAGGATCTTACCTCTGATCTCTTGATGGTTCCCTTCTCGAACAATGCCGTAACGTCCTGAATTGAAAGAACTGATTCCGAATCAAACTGAAAGTCTACCTTTAGATCCACGTTTTTCGGATTGAATCCGAGTCCTTCCAAAACCAGATCGAATACCTGTTTTTTAAGACCTAGTCCGAACCTTCGTTGAATACGTTTAATCTTTAACTTGATAATGTCACTTGCCGACTCTGATGATGCCCTTGCGGTAAATCCTGCGGTCAATATCTGTGATGCGAACTGCGTACCTGCCTCTATGACGTCCTTCTCCATATGTTCAATATACTTGTCGAACTTTGAAGCCGGATTGACCTCGAATACCTCTGCCTTGAAAGCCTTGTCAGTGATGATCTTGGCACCTGCTCCCATCTTCTTGAACTCCTGCTGTTTGTCCTCTATGAAGTCCTCTCCCACGTCCTCGAACTGAATCATCATCATTGGAGAAGCGTAAGACTTGAATATCTTGACCATGGAGTCCTCTATAGACCACATCTCTTCCACTGAGGATTCTATGAGTTTGCCATTGACTGTTTTAGGCGTAACTATGCTTTGTGCCAATGCTCTGCCCCATAGTTCCTGTCTACGTGAGGTAAATTTGAGATGAGCGATGTCTTTGGCATCTATCTCTATATTTTTATCGTTTACATGCTGTGTATAGGAGTGTACCATTCCTGTCTTGTCTCTTTTGGCACCTATCATGGTTGTTATGTCAATCTCATCTATGTCTACAACCCTTTTACCCTTTCTAATTAATTCAAAACATAAATTGCCTACTATTACATAAGAATGGCATCCGTCCTCCACCTTTTCCTCAATATAGTTGTCCTGTATCCATTTATTGAGAGCGTTTACTGCCTTTTGATTTTTACCTGAAACTACCATTCCAGAGCCTAAAATCAGTTGAGTATACGTGTCAGATGCCAGATAAAGTCTAGAATCGTGATCATTTAGATAGAAAATCTTTGCAAATGATACCTCAGGCTTGCTTCCTTCGCTCCATTCGTTGTAATTAACCTCACTTTTTATGCCTTCTTCGACTATAATGGCGTTTCCAACTGATTCTATCGGATTGATTGCGATTTTATCGAACAATATGTTACTTTATAGTGATTAGGTAATAAACAGAAGTATCTGACTATCTTACTCTTAACGTACCAGAACCGTTGTTACCTCTGGCAGACAATATCTCGTTTGTTCCGGTAAGTTCTATCTCTATCTGTCCTATAAAGTTTATATCCAGTTCTCCTATAAGAGGCAGGAATTCACCCGTACCTGCAGATGCGCTTACGATGTCACAGTCAAACTCGTCATACAGCATATGGTCGTGCTGATCGATAAACTTAATTTTTAACGTATATCCTGAAAGATTCTTGACATTAACCATCTTTTCTTCCGTATATATTGTAAATGATATTCCATTTCCACTTGTAGACGTATAGTCCTCTCTAATCCATTCTTCTGTTCCAAGTTTTAACGTAAGCATAAGGTTTATATTGCAGAATTATTATAAAGAAGTATGGAAAGTATAAAATATGACGATGGAAAGCCTAAAATCGGACTGTGTCCTCCACATGCAGTATTTGCAATGGCAAGGGCACTTTCATACGGGGCTATAAAATATGACTCCTATAACTACAAGACAGGTGTTGGACTGGACTGGGACAGACACTACAACGCCCTGCTAAGACACCTGTTTGCTTGGATTGGCGGAGAAGAATTTGATCCTGAATCAGGATTGCGACATACCGATCACGTACTGTCATGTGCAGCCATGCTGTCAGATCAGGTGGAGTCCAAGATAGGAAATGACACACGGTTTAAATACAACGAAGATAGACTATAGTCATGCTTGCCATACACACTCCGCAGTCAGGAATGACCATGGAAATGGTGAAAGACAGATGGCAGTTTGAATACGTTCATCCTTCCAAGACCTTGGATCACTATGAAAAGTATGGAATATACGAGATTCACAGATCTCCAATACATCTGCATGCCGAGGCACTTACGATGGACATGCTACAGAACGAACAGGTACATCACTTGGTAAAGCAGGGCGTAGACATGATGAGAGTCAACGTAGGAGCCTACGTGTCTATTCTGTGTCATATTGAATCGATAAGTGCCCAGAACCACTGAACCTAAGATACAGGTTTCCCTGAAACGCATCACCCTCATCAAACGGATTGTCCCTTGACTTTGCAGGCTGACCGTTTTTTCCAAACACTATGGTCATCAACTGCTTCTTTAGATTCATAAATTTTGGATGAATTCTTACCTTCTTCTTTGACACCTTCGTAGCCGCGTCAACTGTCATCTTTCTGCCTGACTCCTTGTTTGAAATTCCGGTAACGCTAAGGTGCAGAGTCTCACGCATGTCCTTGATGATCTCAGGGTTTGCCTTGTCACATCCCCACTTGCGTACGGTAAACAGGTCGGCAAGCCTGCCCAGTTCCTTGACCATGGCAGTTGCGGACTGACGCTTGTAAGACTTTGAATATATCACGTAAGGCATGTTATCCCTCATCTCCGTAATGCATATTCCGAACTGGGACGTACCGAATCCGGGATCACAGAAACCCAGCCTGTTCTTGCTTCCAAGCTCATAGTCTATCTCGTAGTCCATGTCGGTAATCTCGTCCAATGCCTCCGTGGAATATATGTCTCCGACGTTTGCACCCCATATTCCCTGAAACTCCTGCGGGAAGGATGGCAGTTTTCTAGCCTCGTCAATATAGTCGTCCGAGAAGATCGAGGTGCCCGTGACCATGTCCTTCTCAAGTCCCCTGTCCTCGTACATCTCGAACCTCTTGTACTGGCACATGGAATCCGGCTCTTCCTTGATCTCGTAGAAGAATCCTGACGCAAAGTCTCCCGCGGTACTTACCCATATGACATAGGAGTCAGACTTTCCCCTGTATCTCTCTCCTACCGTCCTGATAGGCTTGTCGTCCTTCAGTCCCGTAAAGAACGCAGCCTCGTCGCCAAACACGCAGGACACCCTAGGTATTCCCCTGACGGCATCGATGTTGTTTGACGGGTACACCTGTATGTTCGCCTTGCCTATCTGAATCTTATACATTCCGTGATCCTCGTACTCAACCCTCTCGTTTGCAAACTGCTTTATTCTCTCGATGAGTTTCTTTGCCAGCTCGATGTTCGGTCCCGTAAATATTACGACGTCCTCGTTCTGCTGGAAGAACGGATCCGTTGCAGCCCTGTGCAGAATCCACATAAGTATAAGTTCGGTAAGTCCCAGTCCGGTCGCCTTGTAGACGCATATCATCTTCTTTGCCGAATCAAGCTTTCCCTGATCCAGATACTCAAGTATCTCCTGCTCGTACCTGTAGCATGGATGAAATATGCCGTCCCTTTCGGGACCGCCATTTGGATAGAATATGTAATGCCAGAAACAGCATGACTCGTCTTCGGACAGAGGGTTGTAACACCAAAAGTTCTCGGGGTATATCTTTTTCTCTACCACCTTGCCCTCTACGTTTATGAATCTCTTAGTCTCCTCGGAGACAAATCCCTTTGTCATGCTAGTCCTCTTGCTTGCTGGAATGTCTCTTCATGTGCAGTTTCATCATAAGCTTTCCGCCTATGACGCTTGTGCCACATCTGGTACATTCAACTGATTGATTTATCGCCATCTGATTCCTCTACCGTGTTCACGTTTAAATACCCTCTTCTTTTTGCTATCAACTTGTCCTTGTTCTCGTCAGGCAGGGCGATTATAGTCTCGTTCTTTATCCTGCGTTCCTTGTTAAGTCGTTTAATATGAAGTACCAGCTCTATCTCTGACATCATCTTTATCTGATCCTGATGCAGCGTATGCTTTGCCATCTCAAACTTTAGAAACATCTCTCGCTCCTTGGGATCGGACGTGTCTATAAGACGCTGTACGTCGTCTATCCTGTCAACCTGCTCGTCTATGGTATGCTGCTTTCTGACAAACTCCGCGGCATACTTTTCCACGGCATCCTCGTCATACCACTTCTCGGCGTCCCTTCTGAACTCCTTGACATAAGACGTTACGGAAGAAACCGATACCGTTCCGTACTTTGCCACATAGTCGGAATTGTCATTGAATACCCTGCTCATCTTTCTTACCGAAAATCCCTGAAAAATCCACATGATCCTCAGTATGTTCTTCATCTCCGAAAGATCCTTCGTAGGTCGTGCCTTGTTTCCTCTCTTACCCTTGACCATGAAATTTATTCAAGCAGAACGCTTATAAACTCCTTACATACCCACTCGTCAGAGTGAACCATGGGGAACTTGTAGAACCATATGCCGTTGTTGCATACCGCCACTCCGCAGGCAAGCGCCTGTAATCCGGTCTGCGTAAACTCCGGCAGTACCATTGGCGGATCAGTCGCCTGAAACTTTATATCATGATAGTATTTGAAACCGTTAAGGAATTCCGGCATGTCCTTGTACCGCTTTCTGTTGTCCATCTTGTCCGTTACAAGCACCATCGGATCCAAGTCCTTTGTAAGCTCGTTTGCGGTTCTGATATAGCATTTCCTCGTAAGACATACTGCCATCTCAAGCCTGTCCTCGGAGTTGTATGCCTTGAACAGATCCAAGTCCACGGGAGTAGGCAAGAGTATTGCCGTATGCGCGTACTTTAATAGATCCTGACTTATTACAAACAGATTGTCTATGGATTCCAGATTGTCAACGTGCATGTACATCTCGGGATCCAGTCTCAGCATGTTGTCATGAAACATGAACGACGACGGTATGTGCAGGTAGTCCAGATCGGACGCCACGTCATACCTGTCATGATATACTATGTGATCATAGTTCTGCTCGGTATGACTGATTATCTTCTTCAATATCCCGCTTGAGGAACACGTTGCCATGTTTCCATAGTATTCCCCGTGATCCCATTCCTCCACATCGTCAGTTATTACCACGCTCTCATGTCCGAGCTTGGTGCACATGTTTGCCATTATGGACGCTATGCCGGAAGGGTTGCCAACGTGGAGTATCTTCATTTCCAGTCACCGTCGTGTATGTATGCCTGTACGTCGTTTCCTATGTCTATGCGTCTGTACAGTCCGTACGATACGCCCTCAAACTTGTCAGTGATTTCCAACTCGCTGTCTTCCAAATGCAACAGTATTCCCTCCGTATACTCGTCAGAGTCAAACTCTATCGTCTTATATCGGTCAACTACCAACGTGTCAGATATCGCGTATCCCTCTATCATGTATGAGTGCTGTCGTACTTCACGCTTGAACAGTCTTCTCTGTATGTCTTTTTCCTTTAACAGTCCGTATACAAATAGTTTCTTCATGATTGTATTGACACATATGCCATATATATACGTTCAGTTAAAGAGTAAGGTTTTAATATCCGTTAGGATTGCACTCGGTATAGTAGCTGCACCAAGGACACAAAAACGTTACCACCTTAGGCGGCGGAGTCTCAACGTCAAGCACCTTCAATTTGTCAAGGACAAACTTGCGTATCTCGTCTATCGGCTTCAAATCGAAACATCTTGCCTTGTGTCGTTCCCAAGCGGATGACTTGTCTATGTATACTATGCAAGCCCTTTCTATCTCCACTCCTGTCGCAATATAGTATAACAGTTTGTATATGTTCATCTGTGCCTTGTAGTTGTCAGGCACCTCCCTAGGTATGGATTTCTTTGTGGTCTTTTTGTCGCAGATGATCAACTCGTCATCTATCTCTACCAAGTCGTCCATGGATCCCTTTACACAGTCATACAGACTGTCGGCATCCTCCTTCATCCTGCCCTTCTTGATGTTACAGAACATCGACAGTTCGTGCTCTACGCCGCCAAGATTGCATACCTCGTGCAACGCGGTACCGTGTACCAACGGCAGTGATTTCTTAAAGTCTCTCAGATCGACCGCATGGTCGTTAAGCCTGTACCATGCCTTTCTCATGCACTCAGACGTAAGATCTGAAACGTGGATTGACTTGCGCCGAGGCTCGTCAGCACATTTAGCAATAATGGATTGCTCATAAAGCGAATCAATGACATCTTCTGTGTCACTGTAATCTAATCCATCCGGCATATAGTTATTTCCTTGCCTTCGCTTAATAACAGTTCACCGAACTTGTACACATCCTCAACAAATTGATGTGTCAGTTTTAATTCTAATCCCAAAGAGTTAGTCCACTTTAGAACGTACATTTGTTTTTCTTGACTCATTGTTCTTCTTACCTGTCTCCCTATTTATATCCTTGGTTTCATATGAGGAAATCTGCTCGTATGACTGTCCCCTGTGTGACAGGTTCATATGAACCGAATAGTCTGAATTGTTAAGTACCTTGCAACTGCATATGGGACATTTCATGTTATACTAACGGGTACAATAATATAAAGAAGTATTACGCGCAGGTTTTTACTCTACGCATATTTTTGTCACCCAGATAGTGACAGGTTGGACATTGTTGATTTGTAACCCAACAGTGTCTTTTCTTGGACAAAGAACCTCTTTGAACAATGAAGCATATTTTACATCTCATAATATGATAATAGTGATAACGTTATATAAATGTATAATAAAAAGAAAAAAAGAAAACGCTTACGCGTCAACTAGTTTGAAGTAGTCCTTTCCGTTGCCGGATTTGGCTTTGACACATTTTACGGGACCGATTGATCCTGTTTTCAATGCCTCCAAAACTGCTTCTGATGTTAGTTTTGAAACTACAGCCGTTCTAGTCGTGTGAAGAATATTGATTCCGTCAAAGTCTTCCGCTACGGTAATTTTAACACCTGCGGTGCTAACTCTATCGTCGCCTGAACCTTCTTCGTAATCTGATTTCTCAACGCTTACAATTGTAAATGATTTGCCATCTATTTTTGCAAGACTGATAGAATTGCTTGTTGTTTCAAATTCTGATATGTTGGTCATTACAATATAATATCATATCCCATATATAAACGTTGTTAAATTAAAGAGCTTAATTTAGTCGTACCTGCGTGCTATGCTCTCTCTAAGACAATTTTTACACCGTAACAGTTTTACTCCGTCCCTTGTTATGACATCCAAAGCCATTCGTCTTGTCTCTTGGCAGGTGTTACACACAGTCCCCAGAACCCTGATCTTAGCCCATCTGCGCTTGGTATTTATGTGAGGTTCCAGATTGTGCACCATGTATCTTCTGTGCTTGCCGGCAGCCTTGCAGTTCCAGCAAGACACCCCGCCGGATTTCTCCACCGTGAGTGCCTTTGTGCGTGATTCCTCACACGTATCACATTTTCTATCCTTTAGAATTAAAAGTCTCTTCTTGGTTCTGGAATATATCTTTCTGCTTTGCTCGTTGGACATCAGTTGCCACAATCCACGCATACGGTCAGTCCCTCGACTACCGATACAAATACGTTTGATGCGTAACATTTGTGACACAATCCCCGAGAATCAGATATTGTTTTCAAATTAGACATAATTATAGATACAATGTTAAGGATATAAGTGTTTCTGTAAAGTCACTATTATTTTTTTTGTATTGCGGGTGCACCATTTTCCCGATTTTACGCCTAAAGTGGTGAACCCGGATTACAATAATATATTTCTTTGTTTTGAAAATGTACCGCAAAACACGATCCCCCGTTAGTCCAGCCTAACTAAAGGTTTGAGGATTTACAATTTGGTATGGAAAGCGCAGGGGGCAGCCCCCTATATAAACCTATCGCCGCGCCCCTTTTTTAGAAAGGTTCTTATAGGGCTTTTTCAGCGAATCTCTGACACGATGTCACCCCTATGACATGAATGTAAGATATCGGCAAAAAAAGGGTTATTTAAAGGT